TGTCAAACAGGGCGTTGTAACTGCGGTTGGCGTATTTGTCGATTTCGCAGTGTCCCACACATGCAAAGCCCCCGGCAAGGGTGAGTCCTTCGCGGAAACCGCCGATGCCGGAGAACATATCTATAAATCGAATCACCGATTCGATAACGAAAAAAGAGGCAACCAATGCTGGCTGCCCCTGCTGGTTAAGTATGTGATTTTCAGTATTGTGCATCTACCTCCATTTCGGTGCCATCTGGTTCGCCGGAGTCGACATCAGCGTTTTCCTCCGCAGCTTGCTCGGTCGTAATTCTTTCGTAGTCCTTTTCCGCTTCATCCAATTCTCTTTCAATGAGATGTACCAGAAACTCTTTCTGGCTCAGTTTGCGGTGATAAATTTGCTCGTACCTCGCAAGAAAGGTTTTGATGCGCTGGAGAAGTTCCTCGGATACCTGAAATGCTAACGTGCGTGTTGCCATGTTGCTGACTCCTTTCGGTTTTTCAAAAAATGTGGTTACGGCCTGTTCAATCAACTGCGATGTGGTGATGCCCTGTCGTTCCAGTTCTTCACGGATTTTCTGGTGCAGGTCATCCGGGATGGTTACGGTCAATTTGCTCATGGGTGCGCTCCTTTCTGTGTTTGCAAAGCAAGCATACCACAGCGGCAGAAGCAAAGCCATTCACAAGAACTAACGACAATTCATTGAATTTTGCTTTCAAAGCAGCCATAACCAACAAAAACTAAGTGCATGGGAACCACCCCCCTCTAAAGTGTAGATAAGAAATTTAGCGCGGAATCTGGAATTGCATCGTCCGGTGGCAGACTGGGAACAGCAGTGGCTATGCTGGCCATCTGCAATTCCTCGCGCACCACCTTGCGGATGCTTTCTTCCAGCCTATCCGTCTGTTCTGCCGCAAGGATGGCTTGTACCAGAAACTCCTTGCGGCGGGCTGACGGCATCTGCTGCAGCAACACCCATGCGCGACGGTGTTGCGGGTCGTTGAGGTTCGGGCGGAAAACATACTGCGGTCGTTTCATGCCTCGCTTTTACGGCGCGACACGGCGGTCAACGCGCGTTCGAACCCTACTGCGTTCACCTTGTCGTCCAGCAGAAAGATTGTCTTACAAAGCCCGTCTTTGGGGCTGAGGTGGCGGCTCACCACCGATGCGCCGCCGCCTAATAGCACGGCGGGGATGGCGTGCAGGTCGAAGCCGGCTTCCATCGTGGCGGACAGCAGATGCTCTGTGTACTTGCGACCTTGTTTGTTTACAATGTCGCGCACCGTATCGCTGACCGTGCAGGGCTGACCTACCAGCATATTTTCGATTTGGGCATCCGTCAGCGACAGCCCGGTTTCGCGGCGCACCTGCTCACGGATGTCATCCACGCAGCGAATCATGCCGAGTTCCAAGCTGTGCGCAGTGTCAGCCGCAGGGATGGCGTTGTCGATGCGCATGAGGTCCACCGTCCACCCGCCGAGATCCATGAGGAGCATAGAGGGTTCATCCTGCAAAAGCCCCACTTCGGTCATAAGGGCGGCGTAGCCTTGTGGGAAGACAGCAACTTCCTCAATCGTAATGCTGTACGCCACGCCCTCGAACTTGTAGTTCACAGGCTGGTTGCTCCGCAGCAGATAATCTTTGAACTTGGGTTTGTCGCGTCCGAAACTCGTCAGCGGCAGACCCGCCGCAATGCGCACAGAACATTCGGGCGGCAAACCACGCTGCTGGATTTCTTTGGCGATGGCAGCCAGCGTCAGCAGGTAATAGTTGTCGTTCACGGTTTTATCCCGCTGGATAGGCTGCCGCCCGGTGCCGCAAACAAAAAAGCACCCTCCAAACTCTAAGAGTCCTTGGCGGGTGTAGGGTTCATGTTCTCCGTAGCTTGTAAGCCCTGCCGGGAACGAGCAGTGTGCTGTCTTGATGGCGTAGTAGCCGTGGTCGATACCGATAATGATGCTCATGAGAATTCCTCGCTTTCTTAAATGGGTATAAAATGGAAAACTTGAAAACAAAATGAAAACTGCCGGAAAAAACGAAAAATCCCCGCAACCAACAGGAAATTGGCTGCGGGGAAATTGAAAACATTCTGAAAACAGCAGGATTTATTCTGTTTTTTCTCAAAAAAATTGCCCCCTCCCCTGCCAAATTCCAAAAAACGGCAGAAAAAGTGGGCTTCAGGGTGGGCAAACCGCCCAAAAATGGTTGGACAACACTGTAAAACCGTGTTCAAAAATTGGTTGGCGAAATCGCCGATTTTCGACGCTACAACAAAGAAAAAAGACTGTGACATCTTTTTTATCACAGTCTTATGGTGGGACTTTGCGCACAGCATCCGAACACTTCACCACTTGCAGCATCGTTGATTTCTTGCATCCGCACGGCTACCTTACCATTGTCGGTATAATTAAATGCAATGTCAAAGTGATCGTCGTACAAATAGATAGCGTTGACAAATGTCTTAATCAGCCGCTTTTGGCTGTCACGGTCTGCCATATCCAGCGCGGCCATCTCTTGCAGGAAGAATAGAATCATATCCCGTGTGAGCTTAAAGCCCCCGGTCAGCCCCGCCTCAGCACGGGACTGGCTGAGGGCTTGTTTTTGGTTTGTCAGTTCATCCATGCGGGTTTTTGTCATCTCATTGATGATGCCCATTTCGATGGCTTTCATCACATTGGAGAGCGCCCTATCCACATCGGCTATCTGCTTATCCAGTGCCTTGATGGTATCACCGGATGTATCGCTGCGCTCATAGGCGGCCCATACCTGATCGGCGATATTTTCCAGTGTAGCCGGATTTTCTAGCAACTTACCGATAGCCCTGAGCACCAGTGGCTCAATCACATCTTGTCGCACTGGCTTTTTATCGCACGACTTTTTCTTTTTGCGATTCAAACAGGTATAGTAGCTGTGCTTGGTGCCGTTGCGTCCATGGCCGCTCTCCCCTACCATTATCGCGCCGCAATGGCCGCAGAACAGCTTATCGGTCAACAAATACTCGGTCTTAGACCATACCCGCACCGGGGCGCGGCGATTGACCTTGAGCATTTCCTGCACCTTGTCGAATGTGGCCCGGTCTGTCAGCGCGGGCATACCGCCCTCATTGCGGATGTCGTGAAAGATGTACACACCGGTGTACTTCTCATTTTTCAGCAGGCGGTGCAGGCTGTTGACGGTGAATTCGCTACCGCGAGTTGTCCTGATTCCTTGCGCGTTAAGCCACGCAACGATTTCCGAGATGGTCTCGCCGTTGGCGTATCGCTTAAAAATTTCTGTTACATACGATGCAGTTTTAGGGTCACTTTCGTAACGCTTAGTTTCTGGATTAACTACATATCCCAGCATTTTGTTTCCGCCAATAGACATTGACTTCTTGGCGCTCTCACGCTGACCCCGGCGCACATTCTGCGCCAGTTGGAGCGAGTAGTATTCTGCCATGCCCTCAAGCACAGAGTCCAAAATAACGCCCTCTGGGCCGTCTGGCACATCCTCTGCAACGCGCTCCACCCTAACCCCATTCTTTTTACAGCGGTAACGGTTAAAGGCGATCTCTTCGCGGTTACGCCCGAATCTGTCAATTTTCCATAGCAGGATGACCCCGAATTGATGCATGGCAGTATCGGACAGCATCTTTTGAAATTGCTCTCGATCATCATTGCGCCCGGTCATCGCCCGATCAGCATAGATATGAATGATTGTGTAGCCATGTTGCTCCGCATATTTTTGTGCAGCGGCGATCTGTCCCTCGATAGATTGCTCGGTCTGGCCGTGAGACGAATAACGCGCGTAAATAACGGCGATTTTATCAACCGAACTCAAAGTATCACCTCTTATCTAACGAAAATGAGCCTAAATTTGTAATTAAGGCTCCAATTTTATGCTTAAAAGGCTAAATTAGATACAAAAACTCTCAAAATTGCGTTTAATGGCTGAAAAACGGTTACTATTTTAGAAAACCTAAAACCGCAATGAATAAGACGCCGAATATAATTGTCGCTACTACAGAATCAATCTCCCCATTATTGAGCTTTTTATACTCGTTGTCGAGGTCTTTTTGCGTGGTGAAATCAAAAGTGAATCCGCAATCTTCGCAGTATGCCATATTTTTACGCTGAATTTTCTTTTCTCCCGATGCGAATCCAACATTAGCAACTCTTGTAGCACTTCCCGTAGCAGTTGCTCCGCTGCTCATGTACTTAAACTTTATGCGCTGACTACCGCACATCGGACATACCCGTTCTGATGGTTTGGATTTCGCAATCTTACGCTTTGCAAGGGCGCAGCCCATGGCAAGGAAAAGAGAAAGCATAAACGCTATTGCTATCACTGCGATGCCGAGCATCATATATAGCGCTACGACAATAATTATCGATATGAGTGTAACCATGACTTATACCTCCAATTCGTTGTTAATTTCCTGTGGTATATTCTGGCAGGCCACGGCAGATGCCCACAGCCACACCTTCGATGTGCAGATCGTTGATTTCCTCTTTGGTGTAGGTCATTGGCGTAAACCGAGGATTTTCTGGCTGTAAAATCACAGTGTCATCGTGCCGATAAAAGTGTTTGAGTGTTGCTTCATCGTCAATCAGTACTGCCGCTATCTGCCCGTTTTCGACATTGGGCTGAGAACGGATGCAGACCAGATCGCCGTCCTGAATTGTCGGGGACATCGAATCGCCTTTGCATACTAAAGCAAAGTCGGCTTTCCACAAAGACGATACACCTATATACCGTTCTATGTTTTCCTGCGCCAGAATCGGAGTGCCGCAGGCAATGTTACCAATCACGGGAATGGCCTTTGTATCGGGTAACGGGATGAACCCTTTAGGGACGGCTTTGCCTTTTGCGGCCTCGTGCGCCGCATCGCGCTCCATCGCCTGCCAATCCTCCCACACGAGGCGACTGTTACCATGATGTTTTTCCGTCAATTCATTAAGGATCGCATTAGGAATAGCGTCAAGCCGATTATCTGGGTCATCGTCCCAATTATAATCATCTGTCGTCCACCCAATTAAATACTCTGGCGTGGTTTTTAATGCATGGGCAAGTGCAACTATTTTACTGTGATAGGGGTCAATTTTGCCTGCTTCAATTTTTGCAATGGTTGAGCGCGTTCCGTATCCGACTGTTTCAGCAAGTTCAGCCTGCGAAATGCCGAGACGATTCCTGCACAACCTAATTCTATCACCTATGGAATCCATAAAAACCTCCATATAGCGTAATGTATAAAGTTTTCTTTATATAATATCTTACTACACAAGTGACTAAAAATCAAGTTTTTTTTACTTTTTTAAAAAAAGCTGTTGACAAATAATCACTCTGGTGTTATGATGCGTGTAGTGATAAATAATCACGCCCCGAATAGAGAGGAGGTTTGATAAAATGTTCAACAGTTTACTTCTTGAAATGGCAATCACCCGTTCGCAAATTTCAAAGCGTACTCTTGCAAAAAAGCTCGGCATATCGGAGCAAGGGCTTTATAACAAGCTGAACGGCATTAGCGAGTTCAAGGCAAGCGAGATCCGTGCCCTAACCGATGAGCTGTCTCTGTCCGCGCAGGAACGAGAAGATATTTTTTTTGCAAAAGGGTGATTATTTATCACTCTTTGGAATGAGAGGTACAGCATGGAAAGCAAAATGCAGATATTTGATAGTGCCCAGTTTGGGCGGATTCGCACATTTGATGTCAAAGGCAACCCATGGTTCGTGGGCAGAGATGTCGCAGTGGCTCTTGGGTATAAGGAAACCGCGAAGGCTGTTCGTGAGAAAGTGGACATCGAAGATAAAGGGGTGTCCGAAATAGACACCCCCGGCGGTAAACAGCAAATCACAATCATCAATGAATCCGGCCTTTATTCCCTTATTATGTCCAGTAAGCTACCGTCTGCCAAGCAGTTTAAGCGCTGGATTACATCTGAAGTATTACCCAGCATCCGTAAAACTGGCGGTTACATAACCCCCGAATCCGTACAGTCGAGCGGCCCCATCAGCCCACGGCCAAAGTTTCTCAGTCAAAGCGTTGCGGAAATGATGGCCGAGGCAAAAATCTGTGATTCCCGTGTTTCCTTGGCAAATCAATGGCTGACACTGTTCCAAATCGCCACTGACCCAGAGATCAAAGAAACTTGCATGCTAAAAGCCGCATCCGTGCTGAACGGCGGCGTGGACATTACATCAAAGCCATCAACCCCGACGACCTTGTCCTCTGGTGAAAACACGGCATCGGCAATGTCAGTTTCGCAGGGCGACCACGAGCTGCTGAACGCCCGTCAGGTCAGCGAGCTCATCGGCATCGCACCGCAGCGTATCGGAAGACTTGCAAATCTAAATAATCTGAAAACCGATGAATATGGCGCATGGCTGGAATACGATGGCCCGTTTGGTAAAAAACGCAGATTTTTATATAACCGCAAAGGCGTTGAACACCTGCGTGAAATCACTCAGAAATAGTACATCCAACAGAGAGGTACAGCATGGAAAGCATCACAATCGACTTCGATAGGGTTCCAGAGAAAGAAAAGCGAGTTCTGGGCGACACGCTTTTTACGGCCTGCAAGGCGTTCTACGAGAATCCTGACAACCTCGCCCGGTACAACGCATGGAAAGCAAAGAGGGAGGCCGCTCATGTATAAGATCGTGAACCTCGCGGGCCGCATATCGCTTTTCTTCGTAATTCAGGTCGCTATGTACTACGCCATGTTTGACCCGCTTCTCCGCATCTTTTTTGATCTCCACATCGCCCCATTGATGTTCATCGCATCGTGGGTGCTCCTGATCGTCGTCGCCATCATCGACGCTACGATTCTCCCCGTTTTCAATTACGACAAGGGCACCGATGCCCACGTCAAATAAATTTTGGAGGTAACAAACCATGATCGAACTGAAAGTAACCGTTGAAGCTCCCGAACTGAGCGCCGCCATCAACCATCTGGCCGAGGCCATCGAAAGCAAGGGTACTGATGCCCCCGCCGCCCCGGCAAAAAACTCCCGCGGCAAGAAAGCCGCTGCCAAGACTGCCCCGGACGCACCTGCGGCTTCTGCTCCTGCCCCGTCTGAGCCTATCACTCCCCCGGCCACTGTTGAACAGCCGCCTGTGGCCGTCCACCCCGCGCCCATGCAGGCCCCCGTCGCTGCCCCGGCACAGCAGCCCGCTCCTGCCGCCCCCGTGGCCGCGCCTATGATGCCCCAGCCCGTTGCAACGGCTGCTCCCGTGATGACCCCGCCTGCCGCTCCTGTGACCCAGCAGTTCATCCCTCAGCCTGCCGCTGCACCTGCTCCTGTCGCTCCGGCACAGCCTCAGCAGAGCGGTGTCACCCTTGAGCAGATCATCAACGCCGCCATGCCGCTGATGAACAGCAACCCCGCATTTGCTATGCAGTTGCAGGGCATTCTCGCAAAATACGGCGTTCAGGCCGTCACGCAGATTCCTAAAGAGTATCTGCCCAATGTGGCTGCTGATCTCGCCGCCCTCGGCGCAAAGTTTTAAGGGTGCTGAGATGACGGCGTGGGAATATGATGCCCTGCAAGCGCTGCTAACGCGCAAGGCTCAGAACAACCCTCACAGCGGAAAACGCGCCGAGGGGTATATGGATGGGATTCTCGCGGCGAAAAGTATTCTTCACGCCTTTTATCAACAGCAAGAAAAGGAGAAAGCAAATGGCAAGCCCTGAAATTCATGCCAAGTGCGGTGCATCCAATGCGCACCGATATCTGGTCTGTACCGCGTCGCCCACGTTTGAGGCGCAATTCCCGGCCAGTACGAGTGTCTATGCCGAGGAGGGTACACTGGCGCATAGCATCTGCGAGTTGTTCGTCAAGACCCGTGGCAACGCGGATGCGATGGCTGATGAACTGCGTCCCCTGCAGCGGAACAAACTCTATCAGCCCGAAATGTTGACCTGTGCCAAGGTCTACTGCGACTGGATTATGGAAAAGGCGCTGGGCTACACCAATCCGCCAGTGATCTTGACCGAGCAGCAGGTGGACTTTTCCGAGGTCGTGCCGGATGGTTTCGGTACTTGTGATTGCGTGATGATTGGCGATGACACGCTGAACATTTTTGACTACAAACACGGCAAGGGTGTCCGTGTGGATGCCGTGGGCAATCCGCAGATGCGGCTTTACGCCCTCGGTGCCCTTGCGAAGTACCGCCCCCTGTACGGCGACACCATCAAAAAAGTGCGCATGACCATCATCCAGCCCCGTATCAGCGCCGACCCATCTGAGGATGAGATGACCGTGGATGACCTGTTGGCATGGGGCGTTGAAATCCATCCCCTCGCTGTAGAGGCGTTCAATGGCCCCGGCGTATTTGTTCCCGGCGAACACTGCAAGTTCTGCCGGGGCAAGGCAAAATGCCGCGCCCGTGCCAATGTCAACACAGCTCTGGAAGATTTCGCCGCCTGTGTACCTATGGGTTGGATTCCCGCCGATGAACCGAAAGACAACATCACGCGCCGCGCGATGGGTCTGCAAAAAGCGCTGACCGATGATGAAATCGGTCAACTGCTGACGCGCGGCCAGTTTTTGGTGAGCTGGTACGATGACCTGAAAGCCTATGCACAGCAGACCATCCTCGACGGTGGCGAAATCCCCGGCTGGAAAGTCGTTGCAGGCCGCAGCGTTCGCGCGTTCCACGATACCGATGCCGCGTTCCAGACGCTCATCAAGGCCGGGTATGACGAGGCTATGCTGTATGATCGCAAGCCTGTTTCCCTGTCCGAACTGGAAAAGCGGCTCGGCAAGAAAAAGTTTGCCGAACTGCTGGCCGACCAGATCGACCGCCCGATGGGCAAGCCGACGTTAGTTGACGAATCTGACAAGCGCGAACCGTACAACAGCGCTGCCGCTGATTTTGGAGGGGTTTAACC